ACCGGTAATTAGACTATTAATGCTAGATGTTATTTCTGCTTGATTAAATTGAATTAACGTTCTTTTAGTTCTTCCTGTTAGATTGATATCAGGGTAACCGCCTATCTCAACAACTTCGTCTTTACCAGCGTTTCCGTATATTTGAGATACTGTTGGTTCTGACCAGATGTAGGAATCTTTTTCCGGATATATTCTATATACTGCCATCTTATACTGTTGTTACTCTTCCTTCTATATCAATATCAGGATACTTTACTTCAAAAATACATGGATCATATGAAGGGTAAACTACTCCTCCTTTTGTAGCTCCTTCTGTATCATATGCAAATTGTGAATAATTACCTCCTGCTTTGTTGTTTATACGTACTGATTTTACTGTTTGTACACCTTTCACTTGATCTAAAACTGTAAATACGTTCGATATATTAATAGGCTGGTTTATGTTTCTTCTTGTTGTAGCAAAATACTCCTTTAATTTATTAGTACAGTTTAACAATACATCTCGTGATGCATAGTTAGGTAATGTTAATACTTCAAACTTTACTCCTATATTAACTACAAATGCATCTTTAATATCAATAGCATCTGTGATCATCATATATTCAGTTAAATAGGTTTTTAAGTTCTGTTTTAGAGATGTAGGAGCAGTTATTAACTTTCCGTTATTATCATAAGCTAAAACATACATTGATAATGCTAAAGGATTAGTTTCAAGCATACTTGCTCTATTCTGGCTAAATTCTTTAGTGACGTATGCTTTAGCAATAGAACCAAACTGAGGTGGTAAGGATAATGCTCTAACTGTATAGTCTGCAGTAGTAACAGCTCTCTTTTGTTCTGAGAATGATTTCAGTGAATTCTGTCTTAACTCTTCTACTGTATCTCCATCTTTACCTCCTGCAGCAGGTTTTTCGTTATCAAACGCTAATGTCGTAAGGTAAGTAGAGTCTGTTACTGTAGTTGTTACTACGTCTGCTTCTGTTACAGAGTTGGCAGGTGCATTTGCTTCTACACCACCCCCAGTAAGGTATCTAATTGTTAAAGTTGTATTGCTAGGAGCTATTCCATATGTTCTTGTAAATAAGAAGTTTGATGGATCAAAAGCTCTATCTATTTGTTCTATATGTTGCTTGTCGCCGTATGTTTGAATATTAGTAGGATCAGGTAAAAACTCTTCGTCGTTAGCTACACTTACTCCTGCTCCAAATTGAATTTGCATTTTTCCCTGAGAAGTAAATCTAGTTACAAATCTTCTAGGTACTCTTTTTATTTTAAGAAGAGAAGGTACAAGTCCGTTGTCAACTGCATTATTAGTATCTTCATCGAAAATAGTATCTTGACCTAGAAAAGGAACTTCGTACCATAAATTTCCATCACTATCTGTAATATCTAGAACTTTAATGATTTGTTCATCATCAATAGTAACAGTTTTAAACTTTTCAGCGGTAGTAAATGTCTCTTGTACGGTATTGATTACTCCTGAAATAGCTTTTACTTTTTTCTTTAATGTATATTCAGAAGGATTGTTATCTTCGTCAATAGATGCTATAGAAACAGCAGTAGGGTCGTAAGAGCTAGAAAAGGTAAAATCTACAGAGTTCTGTAGAATAAAGGTTGTATTACCTGCTGCTGTAGACTTTACTGTACTGTTTTCCTGTATCTTACAAGCTTGGTCCCAGTTAGGTGCATAAGTACTACCAGATAGGGCAGATACTTGTTGAGAGACAGTTATTTCTACTTCAGATGCGGTAGTAACCCTCGGCCTGTATCCCATCATATATGCAAGGGAATATAGGTTAGATGGGTTTTGAGCGTGTTGTAGGAATGTCTCTTGTAGCTGTGTATCTTGATAGAAAGAAAGTACGTCTCCAACGTATGCAGCCATTTCGATAAACATCATTCCTGGTGCAGCATCGTTAAAGTCGTTATAGCTATCAGGGAAGTAGCTTTTAGCAAACTCAACTAGTTGACCTTTAAAGTCACTAAATTCTCTGTTTACATATTTTATATCTCTCTGTTCAGCCATTACTGTTCAAAATTTATTACTACCTCATCTTCGATGTTAGTATTTTTAACCTTATATCTCATACTAAACTGTACGGTATTATTATCTGGTATTCCTACTGTTTCTATACTTAATGGTTCAACTCTAGGAAAATAAAAGCTTAAATCTGCCTTCACAGTTGCATCTATTTCTCTTACTTTATCCTCTGTCAGTTGGTCAAAGATTAATCTCTGGAGACCATTACCGAATTCAACATTTAAAAATCTTTCTCCTCTACCGGTTAAAAAGTAGTGAATTAAATTTGTCTTTATTGCTTCTTCAGTTGTATAGTTTACGTTAAATACACTTTTACCTGAGAAAGGTAGTTTTAGTCCTACTGCTTTTCTAGGTTGTAAATCTAACGGATCTATTTTTTTAACTTCAAAAGCCATATATAATTAGAGTCCTGCTCTTTGTTTATCTTTTTTATTCGCCGCATCTAATATAGCTTTACTTCTGCTCAAGTCTAATCCTGGAACAGTTGAAAGGTCTAAACCGGCTCCTGATAGCTGTGAAGCTGATCGCTGAGCAAAGCTTGGTGCTTGTACTGCTGTTGAATTGGCATTTATAATTGTTTTATATTCATCAGATGTCATAGTAGCTTTAGTTGCAGCTAACAGTTCATCTAAAGATTTCTTTCCTGTACTAGGAACCGACCATTTAAGATTACTATCTTTAGGTTGGGGTGCTTTTTGCATTGCATTAGGAGTAGAAGCAATTTTAACTGCTTCATTCATTACTTCTTGTAACTCCTCCTTAACAGCTGCTCTTACTTCTTCTCGTATAATTTTACGTAATTGATCGAGTTTCATATATATAAATAGTTAGGTTAAGAAAGTTGATTGTCTATTCTAAATTTTATTTCCTGTAAAAGTACTTCTTTTGAAGAACTATAGGAATTCGGCCCTTTTATTTTCACTTTACCATCCTTTATAGCTACAGCAAAGTGCCTTGGAGCTAAATATGGAGACTCAGGAGTCCTTTGTATTCTTAAGGTATATCCTTTGTATTCAAACTCAGGGTCTGTTTCTATTTGAGTTTGGGTTACGTTT